ATTCCCACCCCAGTATATACTGGAAGTTTTAATTCTACATAGAATAGGTTATTATGGCTAATACAGTCGTTCTTAAACGAAGTGCCGTCACAGGCAGAAATCCAACTACAAGCGATCTTGCGCTTGGTGAGTTGGCAATTAACACATACGATGGTAACCTATTCTTCAAAAAAGACAGTGGAACTGCTTCCATTGTATCTGTGGCCACTCTTACTGGTACTCAAACCCTCACAAATAAAACTCTTACCAGTCCAACTGTCAATAGTGCAACTGCAAATAATCTTACACTTACTGGCACTTTAACTGCTGGTGGTGGTGCAGGTACTAATGGACAAGTGCTTGTTTCTACTGGAACTGGTGTTCAGTGGACAACTCAAAGTGTTTCAACATTAGATAGTTTGTCAGATGTTGTAATTAACTCAGCAACATCAGATCAAGTTCTTAAGTTTAATGGTTCAGTATGGATAAATGCTGATGCTGACGCAGCTGTTGCTTCTGCAGTTTTTGCAGCGAACGCTGAATCTGATTTAGGATTAGTAACTGATCTTGTTATAACTATAACAGAAGACCTTGGATCAGTAACAGATACAGCTACTTTTATCTACAATCTTGGATCTTTGGTTGTAGATGGTATTGTTTCTCTAAACAATTTAGATCAGTCCGTGAAGGCAGACTATATTGCCTACTCAATTATTTTTGGATTCTAAAGGATTATAAATGGCTCGCCAACTTGTTGAAAAATACATATTTACTCCAGGTGCTGCAAATGCTGGCACGGTAAAATTTCCAGGTAAGGTTGATGAAACTCAACTGTTAATTATTACCAACAAAACTACTCAAGAGAACATCTATGCTCTTGGTGATCCTACTCGTTCTGGTTCTTTAGCATATGATGCTGCAGATAATACAACATTCTATTCAGAGCAAGATGGTGTTACAACAGTAACATTATCTAAAGATACTTCTTCTATGCTATCTACTGATAAGATAGCAGTTTATACAGATGCACCAAAACAAGTCGGTAATATTATTCGTCCATATGCATTTGGTGTCGATGCTGTTGAAAGAATTCGTGTAGCAAATCCACAATCTTTAATTGATGCTGACTTTGAATATGGTCTACAAACAACCAAGTGGCAAAACTATGCAGATATTCGTGGAGTTCCAGGAATTTATGAAAAACCTGGTCTTGACATTTTCTTATCAAATGTAACAACTAATGGTGCATCGCCATCTTTAATTACTGTAACAACTTCTGTTGCACACGGATTATCTGTCAACGATGCTGTTATTGTTTATGGTCTAGGTAACACTAGCACTTCGGCTCGTGCTGAAGGTGCGTTTGTTATTAACTCAGTTCCATCTTCTACCACCTTTACATACTTTGCAAAAGGTATTGTTGGTACTAATGCACTATCTTTGTTTACTGGTATCACTTATGCTCGTCGTGGTGGTTTCTATGCTGGATCTTCTTTACCAATTTCTTCTGTAGCATCTGATGGAGCAAATCCATCAGTAATTACAGTAACTTGCTCTGCTAATCATGGTTTAGTTCCAGGTGCTCCACTTGTTGGTATTTGCACTTCTGCTGGAACAAACCACGGATTATTAACTGGTAATTTCTTTGCAGAAACAGTTCCATCAGCAACAACATTTACATTTACTGCTCGTGTTGGTGGTGCAGTTAATACTAACAGTATTGTTACATCAATGTATACTCGTTCTGATGCTTATGTTTTGCATCGTCCATTTGATGGTGGTGTTACACTTTCAAACTTCGTTCCATCACATGGTGCTTCAGTTTCTCGTCAGACTAAAAAATACATGCGTTATCAGTCTGGTAAAGGTGTTCTATGGACATCAGGTGTATCGTTAAATCCAGTTATTAACCTAGACCAGATTTCTGCGAGTGGAACTACAGTCGGTTCTTTAATTACAGTTACTACTGAATTGGATCACTCTCTACAAGTTGGTGCTACTGTTATTATTTCAGGTGTTGTTACATCTGGATATAATGGAACATATGGTGTTAATACCATTACTGGTGAAAATACATTTACAGTTATTGCTGCAGAAGCATTAGGTTCTGCTTCTGCAGTTATTACAAATATTCCTCGTGTCACAGTAAAGAATTGGCATGGTGCAACAGTTCGTGTTGGTCCATTTGATGATCAAAACGGATTGTTCTGGGAATATGACGGACAAGAGTTAGCAGTAGTTAAACGATCTGCTACATATCAGTTGTCTGGATTTATTGCTGTGACAGCAGGATCTCAATCAGTTAGTGGTACTTCAACTCGTTTCACTCAACAATTAAAAGTTGGTGATTCGATTGTAATTCGTGGTATGACATATCGTGTTGGTAGTATTGCAAGCGATACTGCTTTAACAATTAATCCAGAATATCGTGGTGTAAATAATTCATCAGGTATTAAGATGGCTGCAGTTATCGACACTCGTATTCCACAATCTCAATTTAATATTGACAAGGTAGATGGAACTGGTATTTCAGGTTATAATATGAATCTGAATAAAATGCAAATGTTAGGTATTTCTTTCTCTTGGTATGGTGCTGGATTTATTGACTACATGTGTCGTGGTCCAGACGGTAATATGATTCTTGTGCATCGTTTAAAACAAAATAACTTAAACGATGAAGCATATATGAGAACAGGTAATACTGCAGTTCGTTATCAAACTTTAAATGAATCTGTTATTGGTCGTTTAAATGAAGATTTAGATAACAGTGAAACATCTATTGATTTATTAGACGCATCTCGTTTTCCTGCAACTGGTGGAACAGTTCTTATTGAAAACGAAGTAATTACATATACAGGAAAAACAACTAATACATTAACAGGATGCACTCGTGGTGCATCATTCCAAATGTTTATTGGTGGTTCAAATAAAACATTTACTGGTGGTTCAGCAGCAAGTCATAACAAAAATAATGGATATACTTCTGTAACTCTTATCTCTTGCACTGCAGCACCACAGTTAAATCACTGGGGTTCTTCATACATTATGGATGGTGGTTTTGATACAGATCGTGGTTACTACTTTAATTATGCATCATTAAGTAATACTGTTACCGCAGCATCTTCTGAAACTGCTTTCTTTTTACGACTAGCACCATCAGTGTCAAATTCTATTGCAGGACAATTCGGAGATCGAGATCTAATCAATCGTTCTCAATTGCTTCTACAAAAATTACAACTTCAATCAGATAAGTCTGTGCAAGTTTATGGTATTTTAAATCCAGGAAATATTGATGCATCTACTTTAACATGGACATCTGTTAATACATCAGCACTAGGTTCTCAACCATCTTTTGCTCAAGTTTCTACTAGTAGTACGACTACTGCTACTCCTGGAGAGCAGGTATTTTCAACTCTTGGTCCACCAGCTGGTTTTGCTGAAATTGACTTGTCTAGCCTTAAAGAATTATCAAACTCTGCTATTGGTGGTTATAGTAACTTCCCAGATGGTCCCGATGTCTTGGCAGTAGTTGTTAGAAATCTATCGGCAGATACTGCAACTGTCAACTTGAACTTGTTCTGGTCAGAAGCACAAGCATAAATATACAAAATTAGAGGAAATTTTAAATGGCAACCCAAGTACAATTTAGACGAGGAACAACTACTCAGAACAATGCGTTCACTGGAGCAATTGGTGAAATAACTTATGATACTCAAGTTAAAACGCTAAGACTACATGACGGATCTACCGCAGGTGGTGGTGCTGTTGTTACCATTAATGCTGGTACTCAAACACTTACTAATAAAACATTATCAACTAACTCAGTTTGGCAAGGTACTGCTGTTGGTTTAGCATATGGTGGAACTGCTGCATCTTTAACTGCTGTTGCTGGTGGTGTTTTATACTCTGGTGCTTCTGCATTAGCAATTTCTGCAGCTGGTACTTCTGGTCAAGTATTAACATCTGCAGGTGCTTCTGCACCAACTTGGACTGCACAATCTTCTCTTTCTGTCGGAACTGCTACCACAGCAACAACTGCTACTAATATTTCTGGTGGATCTGCTGGTTATATTATGTATCAGGTTGACACTAATCAAACAGGATTTATTGCTCCAGGTGCCAATGGATATGTTTTACAATCAACTGGTGCTTCTACTGCACCATCTTGGGTTACATCTGACTTAACTATTGGTTCTACTGCTGTTACTCTTGGAACTACTGTTACATCTTTTGCTGGCATCACATCTTTAGATGGAACATCTGGCTCAACATCTTATTTTGCAACACCAACTGCACCAGTTCTTTTCGCAGGTGCAACTACTCTAACAATTGGTTATGGTAGCACAGCATCTTCTACTACTAATATTTCTACTGGTGCTGTAGGTAATGGAAATACTAAAACAATTAATATCGGTACTGGTGGTGCAGCTGGTTCTACTACAAATATTAATCTTGGTGATGGAGATGGTGGTACTGTTACAGTTAATAAAGATCTAGTTGTCACTGGAGATTTAACTGTTAATGGAACAACTACTACTATTAACTCTACAACTTTAGATGTAGATGATATTAATATTACTGTAGCAAAAGGTGCTGCAAACGCATCAGCTGCAAATGGTGCTGGTCTTACTGTTGATGGTGCATCAGCTACCATTCTTTATACATCTGCTACAGACTCTTGGAATTTTAATAAACCATTAAAAGCAACAAACACTGATTACTGGTTAATTCCATCTGGTAATAATGCTGCAAGACCAGGAACTGCAGTTAATGGTATGATTCGTTATAATTCAGAAATTTCTGCATTTGAAGGATATGCTGCATCAGCGTGGTCATCTCTTGGTGGTGTTAAATCTGTTGATGGGTATACTTACATTCTTGCTGAAACATCAGCTGGTGCAGGTAATGGCGATCTAGATTTTTATGCTGAAAATTCGGGTGGTAATGGAGCAACTCAAGTTGGTCAGTGGAACAGAACTAATCTAAAAGATTATACTGGTACATTAGTTGGCACACAAACTACTCAGAATGTATTTAATGCTACAGCTACTACTGTTAATGCCTTTGGTGCTGCAACTACTCTAACAATTGGTGCTACCTCTGGTACTGCTACTATCCGTAACTCAACAGTTGCTATTACTAATGCAGCAACAGTTGGTTCTACTCTTGATGTCACTGGAGCTTTAACAGCATCTTCAACTATTGAACTTGGAAATGCAAGTGATACTACTTTATCTCGTTCATCTGCTGGTGTTCTTGCAGTTGAGGGTGTAGTTGTTCCAACTGTATCATCAACAAATACTTTAACAAATAAAACTCTCACTTTCCCAGTTATTGACAACATTAAACTGGGTTACACAACAACTGCAACTGCAGCAGGTACTACAACACTAACTGCTACTAGTAATCGTTATCAAAGATTTACTGGATCCACAACACAAACGATTGTTCTTCCTGTCACTAGCACATTAGCACTAGGTGTTTCATATGAAATTGAAAATGCATCAACAGGTAATTTAACTGTTAACTCATCTGGTGGAAATTTAGTTGTAACTGTAATTCCTGGTGTCAGTGTTCAATGTATGTGTATTGGAACTGCTGCAACTACTGCTTCAGATTGGGATCCAGAATATAACGAATTTGCTACCATTACTGGTACTGGCGCAGTAGTTTTAGCAACATCACCACAAATATCATCACTAGGTGTAGGCACTGCAGCATCTGGTACTTCTGGTGAGATTCGTGCAACCAATGCAATTACTTCTTACTATTCTGATGATCGTTTAAAAACTAAAACTGGTAATATTCAGAATGCTCTCGAGAAAGTTCTCGCTCTTGATGGTTTCCATTACCATGCAAACGAAACTGCAGTGGCATTGGGTTACGATGCTTCTAAAGAAGAAGTTGGTTTATCTGCTCAGCAAGTTCAAGCAGTTCTACCAGAAGTTGTTGTACCTGCTCCAATCGATCCACAGTATATGACTCTACACTACGAGCGAATTGTTCCATTGTTAGTCGAAGCGATTAAAGAGCAACAAAAACAAATCGAAGAACTTAAAGCAAAGTTAGGTAACTAAAATGGCTGTTTCTACAAGAGATGGATTAAAACAGTACGCACTTCGTGCACTAGGTGCACCAGTAGTTGAAATTAATGTGGACGATGATCAATTAGAAGATCGCATTGATGAGGCATTAGAGCATTGGAGAAAATACCATTATGATGGTATCGAGCAGATTTATATGAAATCTGCAATTCGTGCTTCTGAGATTGTTCTAACTACTTCTGTTGCTGGTAATTATCAACTATCTGAAACTATCACAGGTGCTACATCTGGTGCAACTGCGACTGTTGTAAAAGAAACTAATCGTTCTTCTTCTGGAACTTTACTTCTTGTTAAGAATATTGTTGGAACATTTACAGCAGGTGAAGCAATTTCTGGTTCTACATCAGGACAATCTGCAACAACTGTATCTATCACAAAGCGTGAATACGATAACAAATATATTGAAGTGAGTGATTTAGTATATGGTGTCACTAAAATTTTAGCTATAGGTCAAG